CAGACGCGCTCGCGGTAGGCATCGGATTCCGCTTCTTCCCGTGATTTCACGGGGTCGTCGATGATGATCAGGTTGGCGCCAAGGCCGGTGATGCCGGCACCAACGCCAACGGCGCGAAGGCCACCGCCTTCGATGGTGTCCCACTGCTCAACAGCCTTGCGATCAGAGGCAAGGGAGAGCAGGTCTTGCGCGATGCGGCGTGCTTTGCGGGAGAAGGTATTGGCGAGTGTTTGGGAGTAGGCGGCGATGACGACGCGCTGCGTAGGGTCTTGCTGCAGGCGAAAGACGGGATAGCGGATGGTGCCCATCTCGCTTTTGCCGTGACGCGGCGGGAGTGTGATCACGAGGCGCTTGAGGGTGCCGACGGTGATGGCGTCTAGGTGCTGGCGTATGTGCTGCAGGTGCGGCCAGTGCCAGGTGAAGGCCGGGGATTGGTCTTTGAGCCAGTCTGAGAATGAGGTTGGTCGTGCGGCCTGCTTGCGCTCTTCCCCAATGGAGAGAGGGGGGTGAGCGGGTACAGCAAGGCAGCCGTTCATTGCAGCAGGCCTAGGAGTTCGGACTGCAGGCGAACAGCACCAACAACAGCGGAGAGCTGATTGGACTCCATGGCTTTGTTGATGGTGGCTTCAAGGGTTTGAAGGCGTGCGGCCTTCTTTTCCGCGAGGGTTGAGTTATCCCAGGTTGTGTAGAGCAGCTGTTTGGCGCAGTTAAGCCACTTGTCTGCTGTTGTACGCGATACCCCCCAGCGTGAGCGAATAACTGGGATAACGGAAAGCTCGTTTTTGCCGATTGCCATGCACTCGGCTATTTCCGTCCAGATGTCTAGGAGTTCTTCGTGAGTGTAGTGAGTCTTCTCTTTTGCCATGGCCTGAGTTTAACCGGAGGCCGGCATGAAGAGGGTGCCGTCTGCAGCGAGGATGTTGAGTTTGTCTTCTGCGTCAGCAAAGGATGTAGCCCAGATGCTGGCTAGACGTGGGATGGGCTCTGGGGAGACGGTGTAGAGGAAGAGGTAGTGACCTTTGCGGGAGCGGGTGCCGGATGTGGGTAGATAGCCACCGATGAGGCGAAAGGTAGCGAGGAGGTTGCGAGCGATGTGCTCAGCGAGATCTAGATCGGCCTCGTGCTGGAGGATAAGGCCGAAGGGTTCACCTGTTCTGGGGTCTTCTGCAACGATGGACCATGGCTCCATGGAATTAGGTGCCGCTTGGTTAGGTTGCCAGAAGGGGAATAATGGTGATGAGTGCGCCGGGCTTTTCTTCTTGCGTGCAGTAACGCTTATGAGCAGAGAGCTGCACCACCTGCGAATCATCAAGCAGGAGCGAGCCGGTAAGCGCATCAAGGATGGCACGGGAGAGCTTGTCGATGTCGCCTTTCTGTTTGGAGGTTAGGTGGAGTGGAGCCTTGGGAGATAGGCCAGATTTGTTAAAGTGGCCTTTAGGGCGAAGAAAGCGGAAGGTAATCGAGATGCTGACGGGGTGATTGATTAGCGGGTGGGATGTTGCTAGGGCTGCGTCGGTGACAAAGGAGCGCCAAGGGCGAAGGCGCTTGTTGGTTTCAACGAGGATGCCGTTACCGACTGAGCGTTTGCTGCCTTGGGTAGCGGCTTCCATGCCGATTACGTTGAAGGTAATGGCGCTAGGCGCGGAGGATGATGGTGGCGGTGTTGATGCGTCGTTGTTCGCGTTCAAGCCACCAGCGTTCGGCAGTGAGGGCGTAGGCAGGATCTGCGGAGAAGGTGCCATTAGGAGTGAGGAACTGACCGCAGAGGGTGACGAGCTTGCAGGGCTGGTATTCAGGCCGATGCGTCGTCATGGTTTGGTTTGCCGATGGTGTTGATGACGGCCGCGACGATGGCTTCCAGTTGTTGACGGGGGATACCAGATACGGTGCGAGCGGCAGCGTCGATAGCGCGTTGATAGGCGATAAGGCTGACGGGCAGGGTTGTGGGCTTGATGTTGTGGCTGGTGGGTTTCATACGCCGCGTATTTCCCAGAAGTGTTTGATGGTTACCGTGGCCTCGCCCAAGGCGAGTGAAAGTCGTTCGGATGCCTTGAGCTGCTCGCGTTGCTCAATGATGTGGTCAGGGTAGGTGTAGGACTTGCGAGAGCGACGGGTGATCTTGCAGTCGTTCCACGAGAGGGCGTCTTCTGCTTCGCCCGCTTCCACCTTTTGATCCAGTTGGTCAAGGAGTTCTTGGCGTCGGGCTTGGATTTGCTTCTCACGTCGTGCGAGTGATGTGAGTTCTTCTAGCAGGGGTTCAAGAGATGGCGGTGTAGACGAGGGCAGCGATGAGGGTGCAGGTCCAGATGAAGGTGATTGTGTCGCCATGGCGCTCAAGGAAGGATGGTTTGCGTTGTGGGGTGCGATGCGGGCGGCAGGAAGGTTGCACGGGTCGCGTGTGAATGCGGCGGTTGGTGCGTGTGATGAAGTGGGGAAGGGATGGGGCAGTCATTGTTTTGGTCTCCAGCCGTTGCGGTAGGCGAGGGTGATGAGGGTTTGACGGTTGTGGGTGAAGTAGGGGATGCCGTGGTCGTCGAGGAAATCGATGGCGTCTTCTTCGTGGATGTCGTTGGTGATGGCCTGCTTCAGCAGGAAGGCGAGCTGTTGCTCATTAGCGCTAGCCATGGTCAGCGCATGAAGGAGTTGCGGGACTCTGCCGTGCGGCATTCATCGGCCCAGTCGTAGGGCTCGCGCTCAACGGCAGGCGGGACGAATTGCACGGTGTAGGGGAGGCCAGCTTCAATGAAGGTGGCGTGCATGTCGTCAAGTTCGTGCTCGTTGCACCAGTCGGAGAGGATGGCGCTGTTGAAGAGGTAGCGCTCACACCAGTCTGTGCGGCTGGGCTTTGAGGCTGGAAGAACCGTGCAGAGCGGGTTCATGGGTGGAGTGTGCGGTGGGGTCGCCCCCTTGATCAGAAGATTAGGCTAGCCAACGCTAGGCGTCAAGGGCTGGCTAGCGGGAGGGTGCCGGGATTCCGATGGTGCCGCACACCTGCCCTGATTCCCCTTGCGGGTGTTGTATTCGGGCCATCCCGGCTTGATAAGAGTGCCACGGGATGTGCCGCTGGTGGACTAGCGGCGGCTGATACGCGGCGGGTAGGCACTAAAAAAGCCCCTTGCGGGGCTAGCTGCACAGCAGCCGATCAGAGCGAATTGGCAAAAGCGGTCATGGCCGCCTGCCGAGCCATGGTTGCAGCAACCATGGCCTCGTAGAGGCCTTTATCAGCCTTCGCACCAGTCTTGGCGGTGGCGTAGTAGGCGTCTTTGGCGGCACGCTCGGCGGCCTGCAGCTGGCGGATGGTGTCGAGAGTCATGGCTTGAGTGCGGTGGGGTCGCCCCCTGACTTGCTCAATATAGCAACTAGGCTAGCCTATGGCAATAGGGCTAGGCAGCCTTAGCAAGAGTTGACAGCAGATCAAGCTGCTGCACGGGTGCTGGCAATGGCCTTGTGCCCCACTGCAAAGCCATGGCGTCTGCCACGCCTTGATAGGTGCGGCTGCGTTCTTTCCAGCGATCAGGCCCTGGCGGCATGCGATGCACCCGTTCTTCACGGCCTTGCACGCACTGCGTTGGCGTCAGCTTGGGCAGGTTGTTGAGCCACAGACAGGTCGCCTTGACCTCACCGTGACCGAACTGCCACGGCTGAATAATCTGATCCGGCGGCCGGATGGCTGAACTGATCACGCTGACCGGGTTTTCGATGCACCAGCGCGAGATCGGTGCTGCCATCAAAAGGCGCACAAAGTCGAGCGCCTCAGCCTGCTCTTGCTGCTTGCGATAAAAGTGCCGGCTGCCACTCACCGCTAGATGCGTGCAGGGCGGGTGAGCGACCATTAGATCCCAGCCAAGGCCAAGAATGTGCTCAACCGGTGCCATCCAATGCGGCCCCGGCACTTCAGTCGGCAGTAGGTCACAGCTGTAGGCGTCATGGCCCCGAGCGCGAAAAGCATCACGCACCCTGCCGCTGTATTCACAGGCGACCAACACCCGCATGATCAGAAGGGGCGAAAGCGCATGGCGTACTGCTCGCAGATGTCGATCCAAGCCTGCAGGCACTCGTCGGCGGTGTGGGTTTGGATCGTGAGGCTGCCGGGACGTGACCAGAGCGTGAGGCAGCGGCTGATCAGCAGCTTGTAGTGGTCGCCGATCATCTCCACGCCGGCACCAAGCTGGGGGCGGGTGTCGTAGGGGCTGGAGGTCTTGCTGCTCTGGGTTTTGAGGTCGGCGATGCCGTAGGTGCCGTCCGGGAAGCGCAGCACAAGATCGGCGGTGCCGGCCACGTTGCGGCGCAGGCTGTAGGCCATCACTTCAGCACCGATCACGGTGACGCGATCCCAGAGCGGATCAGCGAGCAACGGCTCGATCCAGGCGCCGTAGTCACCATGGGGCGCTGCCGAAAGGTCGGTTGGTGGGTTGGGGTTGAACCGCTGGTGCGCCATTACCTCTAGGGCTTGGTGGATGGTGTTGCCCCTTGGTTCCCAGATGTGGCGGGTGGCCATGATCGCCTCCATCTGCTGGGGGGTCTTGGTCACGGCTGAGATCAGGCTGGTGACGCTCACCGGGAACTGGTGGCCATTGGCGAGGCAGTACGTCCACGTGTCGCTGTCCCTCGTTAGGCCTAGTGGCTGCAGCCACGTCAAAGTCGCGTGGGCTGATGGGTTGGACGGCTTCGCCGGTGTTGGGGGATCGGAGCGGGTTGGCATAGGGCGTGGGGGGCTCGTAGGTGGGGTTGAAGTATTTCGAGCGGCGTGCTTCGATCAGGTTGCGCTCGTAGTCGGGCGATGGAAAGTCCAACTGCTCTAACTGCCAATAGCCCTTGTTGATGCCGCGTTGCAGCAGGGCTTGCACGGCGGAAAGGTTGATCAGCTTGTTCATAGCACTGTCTTCTCCCAAGTCCTCCTGTCAAACCCTATGAATTCGTAGTCAAACTTTGACCACGCAAGTCTTGTATTTGTACCCTGAACATCAGATATACGCGGACGTCCGTGGTGCCATCCTGTAACTACACCTTGAAAAGGCTTGCCTCGCAACCATCTGACAGACCAGCCAAGTGAACCAGAGGGAAAACCCCATTGGGTAACATTTTGCGGCCTATCTGCGTCATTTGAGCAGTCTGACTGCATTCTTTGTGGCGCGGCTTGCATTGCTGCTGGCACGGGCGTATGCACTTGACCAGAAAACTCAGGATTTTGCCCTGAAGGAAAAGGTTGCTTAATTTCGCCAGCCTCTAACCGCTTGCGACGTTGACACTCTTCCCATTCACGGTGCCTTCTGTCTTGCTGCTCCAGCCTTTCTTGCCGAACCAAGACGGCCATCGCCAATCTTCGCTCTCGTTCAAGCGAATGCTGAGTGTGTGCCCTGAAGCGAAGCTCAGAGCCCGGTCGCGCCTCCAAAGGCTTGATGTAATCCCTGATTATTTCTCGCTCTGGCCCTTCTTCCAGCAGACGGATAATCTTCGCTGTTGAGCAATCCGAAAGCTCGGCCTTTTCCACACGCCTGGCAACTCTAGCCCTACGCAGTGGCGGAATGTCGCCGGCCTTGCCGTAATCCGCTTTTAATTCCAAAGTCGCATGGTCAACCCAACACCTGTAGAAAGGAACCACCAACAAGGCTAAATGTGTTCTGTGCATTTGACTTTTGCTGTAGACAGTTGGAGACTCAGAGTCAGGCTTTTGGAGGGTGTCGTCAAACCACCAATCAACTGAGGCCCACTTCTCAAGTCGCCGAAGGTCGTCGCGCTCGCAAAATTTCTCGTAGGACTCGTGTGAGCGCTGATACTCAACGGCGACAAGTCTTTCATTGGCAGGTCCATAAATCGCCAAATCGGGCGAGTATGGCCTTGGCGGATCGCCTGGTCTTCGCAATTTAGGCTCAACCTTTACAACAAAGCCCTCTGAAGGCTTGAACTGCTTTTCGTAGTGCCTTCTGATCACCTCCAGGTGCACAGCATGTGCATTTGTTACCGGATTCTGGCAGTCACGAAACTCTACGCCTTCCCAATAACGAGGTGGATGTCCCCAATAGCACACACGCCAAGGTTCCACGCCACCGTCTAATCCGTAGCCAAAACGCCTGTAAGTAACAGTTTGACCACGCTCCCGTAGCTTCAACATCGCTTGAGCGAACGTACTACCGTCGTGCAAGTCTGCTCGTTCAATCATTGCTTTACAGGTCGGGCATTCGCCTGTCTTGCCTCTAAATTCGTGATCGCATTGTCGTGGGGTTAACTCACCCGTCCTCACAAGCAGTAACGGCACAGATTCTTGACCTGTTTCATGGAGAATTGCTCTGCAGCTCATCGCACCCTCCAGATCGGTTGGCGGCGGGCGTGGCTGCGCAGGCTCGTGCTCTTGCCCAAACGACCGGTGTCCTGCAGGATGCCGGCCTTAACCAGCTGATTGGTGAGGCTGCCCCAAGCGTTGTGATGATGGGGCACAACACCGGCGTCTTCGCAGACGCGGCGCATTTCCTCGGCTAGGCACTCGGTGCCGGAGAGGCGCTCAAGGATCACGGCCTTGGCCTGCTCGAAGAAGGCGGGACCGGCATTGCGGGCGACGGTGGCGATGGCGTGGTCTCTAGCAGCCTCGCTAGCGCTAGCCGAAAAGTCAAACAGGGGTCCGTAGGTCATGGTTAATCAGTTTCGTCGGGCTGATCAGAAATCACAAAATCAAAGCTCTCAAACACAAAACGATTTAACTCGCGGTGATGACGCGACCAATCGCTTTGCAGCCAAGACCTTGTAGAACCGGGCTGATGAAGAATCGCTACCTCTGAATTGAACTGACCAGCAGCATCGATCACCGGTAGCACGATCAACCAAGCCAATTTGTCAGCCTGTTCTGCAGCCAAGTAATGCAAGCGTTCATCAGGTAGTCGAATACGGAAACCATTGATCTCCCCATCGATCTCCTGATCAGTCATCCATCGGAAGCTGATTAAAGGCTTGGAATTGCTGGGC